TATTCATTAAATGTATCTTCTAGTACTTCAACAGTAATATCATATCAATTTCCTCTTATGGCCAGTCGAGCTAATATAAATAGTCGCCAGCTAACTAATAGTGTACATGCATATAATAATCTTTTGTTTGAAGACCCATTACTGAGTCATATGGAGGACGGAAGATTAAATCTAAGGCATGAGCCATATATCTATCATACACCTCAAAGATCAGAGCGTCATGCTGTGAGTCCGACAACTCAAGTTGTGCAAACATCTGAGCGTCCGGCTGTGATTCCGACAACTCAAGATGTGCAAACATCTGAGCGTCCGGATGTGATTCCGACAACTCAAGGTGAGCAAACATCTGAGCGTCCGGCAGTGATTCCGACAACTCAAGGTGAGCAAACAATACATACGCTACGAACAGCAGACGACCGTGTTGTAACCAATTCTGGTTATCTTCGCACTTTCAAGAAATGGATAGTTTCAATGCTACTCTTCTTTGGTGCATTAACCGAACAGTCCTACCATAGGGCTGGTTTTATTGCAACCATCTTAGAAGCAATCATAGCATTTGTGTTTGTATATACACAATGCACTATTACCACCACTTTCCCATATATAGGTCCTCCGATCAATTGGTTGTCGTCTCCGACAATCTTTTTCATAATCAGTATGTACATCTACGTACTGCATAATTCCATCATCTGGTGGCGTGTAGAGGTACCTGTCTTGTGGAATGCCTTGTTAGCATTAGGCACTGCGCAATTGGCAGTCACATACCCTTTTATGGTATTACAGTACCTTCACACAAAATGTGCAACTATGTATTCAATAGAATATACAGGATGGTCTACAATCATTGCGATCCATATTGTGGTCATTGTATGGTTCATCTGGGTGTACAGATTTAAGTACCCTTGGATGTAAAAGCAACAAAAACTCCTCTTTTTACAAAGAGGATTATAAATATAAGATATAAAAAGAATTATTATGATTAAATAAAAAATATATCTAAGATTAATATAATGATATTAATAATTATTATTTTAATTTTATTTTATATTATAAATAAATATATTATTTCATTCTATTTAAATATAGATAATATGGCAAATAAATATATTGAAGATTTTATAAACTATACATAAGGAATATATTCTGGAAAATCGGATTTATATATCGTAACTCGGTAAGGAGACCCAATACCTTTTACAAATACAACATCATTTGTTCCTAATTCATCTTTTTTATTTTTAGTTATAATAGGAACTTTAACACCATAATGACCCATAATAGTATAATAGTCATAAATATTATCATTTGGATATTTTCTTCTACCAAATAATGGAAGTATATCATTATCATTTCCATTAATCTTATATAATATACCAACTTGTTGTGGTTGTCCAAGAGGACCGCGTGTAGAAATATATACTGGAGCAATATTTCTATTACTAATATCTATAGGTGTTGGAGGGTTATATATTGGTATTTGTGTTCCACCTAAACATGGTTTATTTCTTGAACCACAACCAAGAACTTGAAATGGTAATTCTAAATTTGGATACCAACTTTGATCATAAAAATAATCACTTTTATAAGGATATCTTAAAGGATTATAAATACGATCTAATGAATTTAATGTTTTAGATTCTCTATTTATAACAGGTATAGGACGAGTATTATCACTTTGATAATTTTCTAAATTATTTGTAATATTATATTGAACACAATTATTTTGAATATAGTAACAAAAAAAAATATATATAATTAATATTATTAAAAATATAAAAATCAAAAAATAATTTTTATCAAAACAATATGTTTTTACCATTTATATATTAATAATATATAATATTTTTATAAACATATAAAATATAACATTAAAAAAATTGATAGCATTATTACTAACGATATTTTTTTATTAATGAATATTATATTTACATTTAATAACAAAAATGAATAAAAGATTTCTGTCATTTATGGCAAGATTACTATCAAATACTTTGAGAAATGGTTCGGATGATTTAACATTTGATCATTTCGGAAGAGTTAAATTAGATACATTAGTGGAATTTATGATAACTTTTGTTAAAGAACGTTCAAATGAAAATGTCACAGTATTATTTGATAAAATGATGAATTTTGTTCAAAATGATGTTCTTAACAATGATAAAGACAGATTTTGCATAGAAGTGGTAGATGGTGTGACGATGATCTCTGCATGTCAGGGACACTCAACAGAATTTGTTGGAAAGTGGTCAATTAATTATACACCCTATTTTTATAGAAGAATTTACTGTACCATTAGAAACATGTATACATGGAACTTATAGAGATTGTCTTCCTAACATTATCGTTAAAGGACTAAGTCGCATGAAACGACAACACATCCATTGTGCTTCCGGTTTTCCGGAAGATAAAAGTGTAATTAGTGGTGCGCGTAAGTCGTGCAATGTCTTCATTGTCATAAACATGAAGAGGGCGATGGACAGTGGTATACTGTTCTTCCGTTCTCGTAATGGAGTAATCCTTACAGAAGGAAAGAATGGTATTTTACCATCACATTTTTTTGACGAAATTGTCTTCCGATAAAATGAAATAAAATGTATAGATTATAATTAATTTTTATATAAGGTGTAGTTTCAAAATTCTTTATCAATAAATTTATTGATAATCATAATATAAAATGCAAATTTTTTTTATAAAAAATAATTATAAAAAATGGTAGAATTCTAAATTGCGATGATTATATATAAAAGCGTAAATCAGAAAAAAACTTAATCAACTACTATTTGTACATGTTCTGTTAGAATATTTAATATGGATAGAATTTTTAATACACATGAAATTGTTTTAAAATTCTCACTTTTAAAGCATTATAAATATTATTTTATTTTTTATAAAATAAACAAGGATAGTTATATTAAAATAAGTTATATAGTCATCGCAATTTAGAATTCTACTAAAAATTAATTTTATAAAACTAATTTTATAAAATTAGATTAAAAAATATTTTAAATTTATTTAAAACATTTGGTATTATTGTACAAGAAAGAATAAACTATATAACAAATAATTTTAAATGTTATATAGTCATTGTAATTTATAATTGTAATTTATAATTGTACTTTATAAAAATAAATTTAGTAGAATTTTATTTTGCGATGACTATAATTTTAAATTTTCAAAAATATTCATTAATTTTTTACCTTCTTGTAAAACAGGTGCAAGTGTTGTAATTGTATCTTTTAATGCATTTACTGTATTAATTAATTCATAGGTCTCTTTTTGTGCATCTTTTAATGCATTTGGTTTTTTATCATCACTATATTTATTTACATCAATATTTAATATGTCTGTTTCTTTTATATCATCATCTTTTAATTCAATACCTCCATTTACTTTTTTTAATAATTCTTGTATTCCTTCCGTTGATTTTTTAAAATCATCTGTTTCAAATATATTTTTATCAAATATTGGTTCATCTTTTATAGTACTTGGATCAATATTTAAACTTTCAAAATTTTCAATTGTATTTCTATATTTAATTATTAAATTAATTAATAAAAATATTAAAGCTGTTCCAATAAAAGTAACTATTAAATTCTTTGTAATCAATAAAAGTAATAAAAATATAATAGTAAATATTAGAATTCTTTCAATGAAATTACTAAATTTTTTACGAAATAATAATATAATTACTAAAATTATTAGAATTATAACTATTATTCTTATATCTTCATCTTTTAATTGTATATTAAAATAATTTAATGTATTTGTATTTTTTTTCATTTAACTATATTTAAATGAGAATATTTTTTACAAATTATATTAAAATAAATATATTTTAATATAATTTATTTAATATTTAAATATTAAACAAATTATATTAAAAATATATTTATTTTAATATAATTTATTTAATATTTAGATATTTATTTTTTACAATCTATATACGAATAAAACGTATACAAAGATAACTTAATAAAGCAATTAAAAATGCTTTTAATAAAAATCCATATGTATTACATTCATTATATTTATTTCCTAAAATTGGAACTTTATTTAATAAATATTTATCAAATGTACAATTAAAAAAGACTAATATAAAAATAAATATAAAGAATGGTATTTTAATCTCGTTCACTATTCGTTTCCATAATGGAATTTCAATTACTTCATATTCAGATTCTTCATCATCTTCATATTGTTCATCGTTGTATTGATTTGAATTATTTATTCTTTGCATTTCTTTTTTATGGTGTTCATTATATGCGATGTTATTACTATTTAAATTATAAATTTCTTCATTTAGATTTCTTTTTTCAAAATTTTCTTCCATTTGAGGAATGGTTTGATAATTATCTTGTAAATTATTATATTTTGATAATAGTTTATTTACAACTTCTGTATCATCTACTTTATTATTTAAATTTTCAATAGGTGTACTTTTATCATCCATTTATATATAATTTTCTTATGATAATATTTAATATTATTTTACGCATACATCTTAAATTTAAATAATATATATTTTATGTATTTAAGACATCATCGGTACAATCTGTTGGTATGGAGACATATCTATAACATTTTTCATTATGATGATAGGTACTATTTTCAATATCTTGAGGATTAGGTGCTTTATATATAATACATTTTCTTCCATGACACGCGGATCTAAAAATACATGCTAAACCAAAACCCCACAAAATTCCTAATACAATTTTCATATGATGATTCTTAAATATATTATCCATAATATATTATAATAAAATATATTTTATTAAAAATAATATTTTGTTATAATATAATTTATTCATTTGATGTTTCTATAATTTTTGTTTCATCTTTTGGACATGGTATTTCATTTGCTTTATATTTATAACATATATTTGTATTATCTTTATAAACTATTTTACCAGCGTTTTCAGGTGTAGGCCATTTTATAATTATTTTTTTCTGAGGTGAATATATATATGTTAAAAATATTCCTATACAAAATGCAATAAAGAAAGAGGTTACGTCAATATAATCTGTAAATTTAAACATTATATAATTAATATATATAAATTTTTTATAAGTATTCTTTATATTATTCTTCTATTATTGGTTTTTTTATAATCATATAATGTGTATGAATATCAAATTTTTTTTCTTTATCATTAATATTTTTATTTAATTCTACTATTTCATTTTTTACTAATAAATAAATATATACATATTCTATCCATTGAAACCATTTTTCTATTTCATTTGATGATATTGAATTTTCTTTTGCAATTTTATTTATTTCAAAGGTATTTGGAATTTTTTTATTATTTTCTTTAAATATTTTGATTAATCTATTTTTTAAATTTTCTGATATTTTTTCTTTTATTTCATTATATACATGATTTCTTTTTTTATAAAATTTTACAAGATCATCTAATTTTTCAATTTTATTATTTAATAATTTTTCTAATTCCATTCCATATTCTTTATTTATTAAATCAATATCATTTATTTTTTTTTGATAAGATATATATTTTTTCTTTATATTTTCAAATTCTATTCTATTTTCTTCATTAATATTATTTTTAGATTCAATAATATTACTTATTTTAAATAATAATTCATCTGATATTTTTTTTAATTCAATATATAATTTATGAATATTTATAAATTCAGATGGTGTAATTGTTATTTTTTTTGATGGATTTTGTTTATTTATTAATATATATTTATTATCTAAATAATCTTTTATATATTTCTCTTTTTTATGATCCTTTAAATAATATATATGCATGTAGTTTAAATATTTTAAATATTCTTTACTATCTAATTCATAATTATACATTTCCTTAATATTAATTTCATCATTCATTAAATTCATAAAAGTATTATATATTTTAATATAATAAAAATATTTTAGTGTGCGCGTATTTAAAATACCAGTTTTTAATTTTTATAAAAATCTTTATTATCTTCTTTAAATTTACTATACATATTTTTAAAAATAATTATAGTCATTACAAAATAAAATAGTATTAAATATATTTTTATAAACATATTGTTTAAAAATAATTATTTTTTACATAAAAAAATTGAAAAATAAAATATTATAAAAATTTTAAATACTACAATGAATGAATGTACATATAATTAATGTTAAATATTAAGATGAATCGTATTATATTTGAAAAATATATATATAATTATCTTGAATTAACAAAAAATAAAGTTTATTTAGAAAACTATATAATTGAGACATTCGGTAAAAATAGTTCATCCATTAATTATATGTTATGTACTCCTAATTTTAATATATGTTTCCATAATAAATGGATTTCAGTAAATCCTTCATTGACGAGTGTAAATCATTTTATACAATCTGTAAATAATATTTCAAGAATTTCAAATAAAAAATGTTTCGGTATATTTATATCAAATATGCCTATTAGAGATTTAAATTTATTATCTCTCACAAATGAAAATAATATTTATTTGAATTTTATTCAAAATTCAAATAAAGATCAAATTATTAAAGAATTATTATTATATTTATATTCTATTAAAATATTTATATATGAAGAGGACAATTCATGTATTATGTTAGAATATGATAATTAGTGTATATTATTTGATAAGTCTACATAATTAGGTATTGGTTTATATTCATATAAATCTGGATGTTGTTTCATATATTCTAATTCTTCTAATCTTAATAATTTAACATCACTTAATACAGAGTCTAAACCCATACCTCCATATAAATTTATACCATGAATATTATTTCTTTTTTCTATCAATTTTATTCTTTTTTCAATTTCATCATTTCTTTTTTTATTACTATTGTATTTATAATTATCATTTTCAATATCTATTTCTCTATAATATTTTAAGGAATCTTCTATTCTATTATCGTCTTCATTTGATTTAATATAACTAAAATTTACCTCGTTGTTCATTATATATTATAAATATAATTTATCTTTAAATCATTTTTTATTAGAAGTTTTTTTTTCCTTAGATTTTTCATAATTTTTTTTTGTATTTTTACTTTTTGTATTTTTACTTTTTGTATTTTTACCTTTTCCTCCAACCATTTTAACACCTAATTTATCATTAACAAGTCCAGTAGATACAATAAAATCATTATTTGGCGTTGGTCTACTAAATGTATATTCATTAATACCTACGTCTAAATTTACAGCATAATTATTATTTTCTCCAACATTTTTCCAACCATTGCTTGTTTGACTATATAATGGAATATATTGATTCATATATTATATATCATTATTTTTCTTTTTTTCTAAATATCTAAATATTAAAAATAATATAAAAATAATAATCAGTAAAATAAATAAAATATTAAAAAATATAATATTATTATTTCTATTTATTTGATTCAAATTCTTTACATTTTTATTTATTAAATTTTCTATAATTATTTTATCACTTAAATTTGGTTTCATATAATTATTTTATAAAAAAAATATTTTATTATCATAATTTATATATATATTATGAAATTATATATAAATTATGATAATAAAAAAAAATATATAGATACATGTCCTTTTCAATCTATTAAATCTATTATATATCAATATTTATGTAAAAATAAAATAGAAGATGAAATAGATGATTATTATATAGATTATAATGGATTATATTTAGATAATAATCTATGCCTAGAAAAATATAATATATCCGACAATTATATATTAAATTTACATAAAAAAATGAAAGGTGGTAATTCCTTTATGGAATATGTGTCTAAAAATCCTTTAAGAGTTATTATTTGTTTATTCATTGCACTTCTTCCAATAATTATATTACCGATGGGTTTTATTAGTACAACTGCATCTCTTATTAAAGTTATTATTCAAAAAAGTATTGGTTCTATTGAGAAGTACTTAATATGTAAACTAGGAAAAGTAACATTATGTAATAGAATTCGATTTATTATTTTTTTAATAAAATATACGATATTTTTTTTAATGATATATGTTATTATTACTTTACCATTATTAATTTTATGTATTACATTAAAAGGATATTCAATATTAGATAATCCAAAAAATATGTGTAGTGCATTAAGTGCAGGAAATATATCAGGTACAATTTTAACTATGTTATTTATTATAATATATTGTTTTCATAGATCGGGAAATTTTATTATTAATTTTATTATAAATTTATGTAAGAAAGTTTATATTTTAAATGTGACATTTGTTCCAACATTAAAAAGTCTACTTTCATTTTATGATAAAGTAAAATATATTCCAACAATAGTGATAACATTTGGATTAATAGAAGGATATTTTGAATTTTTAGGATTATTACTAGTAGGTATTGAAATGGTATTAACAACGATTACTGAGGTAGGATGTAAAACTCAATTTGCAAAAGATTCATTTGTAAAAAAATTAACGAAAAAAATAACACAATCAGTGAAAGGAGATTCATGTAAATGTAGAGATTTAGATGAATCAAATGAATCAAAAGAATCAAATGAATCAAAACAAAATCTTTTAAAAGATGATAGAGATATATGTGAAAATGATGTTACAAAATGTTGTGATAAAAAAAATTATATAGATATTGGAGATATATTAAATAATATGTCAAATATAGGTATAATATCAAATGATATTAAAAGAAGAGGATTATATCCTGCTTTTATTTTAATTATAGAAGCTTTTTATGAAGGAGCTTTATTAGAATTAAATGCTAATGATCAAATGCATAAAGATATTAAATATAAATTAGAAATATTAGAAAAAGAAATGATTGAATTTTCAAAAAAAGATAAATCACAATACATTAAAGGTAAAACATTGTTTAAAACAATATTTAAATCAGTATTTTTAGATATATTTTGTAATATTACAACAACAACAAAAACATCAAGAGATGTGATTACAGACATGGGTGAAATTACTGAAATTACAGATATGCTTAAATCAGGAACATCAACTGGAATATATATGTCAATTATTTATTTTATATCATATATTGTAATATTTTTTTGTGGAATTTTTAATGTTTTTTAATTATATAATAGTATGACAAATACAGGTAATATAGACTATTCGTTAAATACTGATAATTTTAATAAAATAATAAAAGAATCTTCTAATCAATATATTCTATATTATTATATATTAATAATTATTTCTGTATTATATATAGGTACTATTAAATATAAACAATATAGTTTTCCTGATAGAAAAGATGAACAAATAGAACATTTTTTTAAAAGTATTACCTATAACTCACCTTTCCATATTCTTAATTTATCAATAAAGAATAAATTATCCGATGAAAATTGTTTTATTGGACTTACTAATAGATCTTATATATTTATTATTGTTACTTATATTATAACATTGTTTTTAATACTAGAAGGTTTATTACGAAATTTTTTGTATTCAATTTATGTAAGAATAATACAAGTAAACGCTAATAATAATCCATATAATAATGTTAATTGTATAAGTAAAATAAATGAAGATCCAAATGTATCTATAAGAATTAATTATGTTGCTATTATTGCATTATCTATGAATTTTTTATTTCCTTTTATTATTCCATATTTATTAGGATTTTTTAAATTTGATAATTATGATATTAAACATAGTATTTGGATAAGATATGTAATATTATATTTTATTTTTTATCCATTTATAATGATGATATTATTGAAAGGAACTTTTTTTAAAAAATTAGAAATATTTTCAGGTATGAATAAATTTATTGAAATAAAAGATTACCGTTTTATTGATTTTATACAAAGTAATTTTAATTTTAATATACATACTATTCTTCCATTTTTATTTATAATTTTTGTATTTTGTTATTATGTTTTTATTTATACTGAATTTCAATTTGACTTTAATGATAAAATTAAAATTTATTCAAGTATTTTTGTAATATTATTTATATTTATTCCATTATTTTTAGTATTCTTTGTATTATCCAATCTATTTAATAATAATTTAAAAAATAATTCAAGTGGTAATACATTTGAAGATATAAATAATAATAGTGTAACAGATGTTTACACTCTATTAGTTAAATATAATTATCCTTGTTTTCAAAAATAATTTTATATAAAATTATAATAACTTAAAAATATTGTAATATATTATTTTATTGTAATGTGTGGTATTTTTTCATATTTAGGATATAAATATAATGATAAAGAATTAGTTGATTATTGTAATAAAATAATGCATAGAGGTCCCGATTCAACAAATTATAAAAAAATAAATGAAAAAATATTTTTTGGTTTTCATAGACTAGCGATTAATGGATTAGATCATAAAAGTAATCAACCTATGATAAATGATGGTATTTATTTAATATGTAATGGTGAAATTTTTAATTATAAAGAGTTAATAAAATATAATAGTTTTAAAAATGATTATATATCAAATAGTGATTGTGAAATAATTATTCATTTATATAAAAAATATGGTATAGATAAAACATGTAAAGTATTAGATGGAGAATTTGCATTTATACTTTATGATTCAAATAAAGATATTTTATATATTGCCCGTGATCAACTTGGCATACGTTCATTATATTGGAGTTGGAATGATACTTATAGTGAAATAAGTGTATGTAGTGAATTAAAAGGATTACCAATTATTAAAAATGTTGAACAATTTCCTACTTCATCATATTGGTGTAGTGATACAAAGAAATTTACAAAATTTTATAATTTTATTAATAACTTAAATAATGATTCAGAGGAACTAATTATTGATAATATTAGAAAATTATTTACGGAAGCAGTTAGTAAAAGAATGATGTCAGATAGAAAATTAGCATGTTTATTATCTGGAGGATTAGATAGCACAACTGTTACAGCATTAGTTGCTAGTAAATGCGAGCCATATACATTAAATACTTATTCAATAGGATTAAAAGGATCTGTAGATTTATATTATGCTAAAATAGCTGCGGATTATTTTCAAACCAAACATACAAGTATAGAATTAACAGAAGAACAATTTTTAAATGCGATTGAAAAAACAATTAAACAGATTGAAAGTTATGATACAACAACTGTAAGAGCTTCTATTGGAAATTATCTTATTTCATTATATATTAAAGAAAATAGTGATGATACAGTCATTTTTTGTGGAGATGTTTCGGATGAAATTTTTGCAAGTTATAAAGGTTTTTATTATGCAGAAAATGATATGGATTTTTATTCCGAAAACATTAAAATGTTAGAAAATATACAATATTTTGATGTATTAAGATCAGATAAATCTATTTCTGGTGCAGGATTAGAAGCACGAGTTCCTTTTTCAGACACAGAATTTATAAAATATTGTATGAGTATACCATCTCATTATAAAAGATTTTCAGATAAAAGAATAGAAAAATATTTGTTTAGAAAAGCTTTTGAACATTTATTACCAGAAGAATTAGCATGGAGAGTTAAAACAGCTTTTTCAGATGGTGTAAGTAATGTTGAAAAACCATGGTATATTATTATTAAAGAATATATGGATACTAAATATAGTAACGAACAATTTAATTTATTATGTGATAAATATAATCATAATAAACCATATGATAAAGAATCATTATATTATAGAGAAATATATGAAAAATATTATCCAAATACATCTCATATTATTCCATATTTTTGGAAACAACCATTTACAAAAGAAAAAGATCCTTCGGCATGGTGTGTTGAAAAAAATAAAAATTAAAGATGTTGATTAAGAATAATTCTAAGTCCTTCTTTAATATTAATCATTTTATTATGTATTTAATATCTTTTTCTTTTACTTTAATAGCATGTCATGATTTATTCAATTTTTGTTTATTATTATGACCATAATAAATAATAGCTTTAGAATTTTTTTTGTAGTAAGTATTAATTGTTCTTCCTGTTTTTTTCAAATTTTGTTGTTTCTAATTCTTTTTGTAATGATTCATTTAATACTATCAACATGTTATGTGTGATCTAATTTTATGGAAACATTATTAAATATAATTTAATAAATATAATTTATAATATTATAATAATTTATAATGAAGAATAATAATATAAAAATAAAATACAATAATATATTTTACATATATGTTTTAGATTATATAATAACAATAATATTTGCATATTGTATTATATATTACTTAAATAATCTAAAATCATGTAAATGTTTTCAAGATAAAAATAGTGAAAATTATTCTAATATAGATTATTTAATAATCTTAGAAGCTATAATTATAGCTATAAATGTTTTAAGTATTATTATACAGTTGATGTTAATTTATTTTATTAATAATTATATAGGAGGTGCAAATACAAATAGATATTTTATTATGAATATAATAATATTAGTTTTATATTTTTATTTTATTTATAATGTTTATATACTTTATAAAAATATTGATAATAATTGTTTATGTACGCAAAGTTGGTTAAGATATTTATTATATATCCAAACATTTATTATAATAATATTTATAATAATACGAATTATATTTATAATATATTCATTTAGAAATATATTCTTATAATATATATGAAAGATTATATTAAAAATAATAGTAGAAGATATTGTGAATGTCAGAAATTTCAATCTTATAACAGAATGAGTTTTGGTAAAAATATACCCATATGTTCCCCAGTATCTTGTTTAGTATCATTACAATGTAGAAACAATCAATATAAATTTGACAAATATGTGAATAATCAACAAAATTTATATACATTAATGAGACATAAACCAGAAATTTTTCCAATTATTGAATCTGTAAAATATATAAATTTAACACCTTCTCAACAAAGAGAGTATAGTAATATGTGGTATCGACAATTTGGTACATCACAAGCACTTCCTGTAAATGATAATTGGGGTGGATTTTATTTAGTTGGAAGTAATGTTCCATATACAAACTAATTATTAATTAAAACTCCATCTATGTCCACAATTTAAACAATTAATAAAAGTTGTCATTGGTTCATCACTACATCTAACTTGTAATTGATAATATGTACATTGTTTTTCTTTACATCTAGCACATTTATATTCATTGGTACGAATACCTGCAGTTCTAGAATATAAAAATTCATCATTAGCAGATTGTCTATCTAAATATTTTTTCCAATGATCTTTGTGTATTTCTTGTGGAGTTAAAAATGCAATATTTTTAATATCGATATCATTATTATAAATTCTATCCAAAAAATTATAATTTTTAACATAAGAATTTTTATCAATATTATTGTATAATGTTATAAATTTATTTACATAAATACGTTTAAAATATTTATTTTGAATAGTTGAATCAATACTCCTTACTTCGCATTGATGTATTGTATAATTATATATACTTTCTTCAATTTTTTTTGATAATTCTTCATCATTTAATAATTTATTAAATTGAGTAATACATAATTCTCTTACCATAATATTATAATAATTATATTATAATAATATCTTTAACTTAAAATAAATCATTTTTTTATATTTTTTTAAAAAATAGATTTAGTAAAAAAAATTATTTTGTAAATTTATATTATTTAAATATTTTCTATTATATATATAATGAATAATATTATTATAAATAGTATATTAATAATATTTATATTACATATTATAATTTTAAATATTAATTATCACGTTGTTATTGGTAAAAAAACAAATTATGAAAAATTTACAGAAAAAAATTCTGATGTAAAAGATAATAGTATTGATTTTTTAACAAATAATAATAACAATGATAATAATGATTTTAAACAAAAAATATTAAAATATATGCAACAAAATGAAATAGATAAGGATATAGAATCTGAAAATAAAAATTTAAATAAAGTAAGTGCTTCAAATACATATTTAACGGATAATAATGAACCAAATTTTGAATCAAATGTTGCAGATATAAGTAAATTTTATAAATTTAATTATGATAATTTAAATGAAGATCAATTAAAATCAACATCTATTGAAAAATTAAATAAAGACAATATTAGTATTGATACTAAAACAAAAGAACCATGTAATATTAAAAATTATGGAAGAGAATCAACAGTTACCCCTGATAATTGGATTTATAAAAACGAATTACCAATGAATGGAGGAAATATGAATGGAATAATAGGTTTCGATTCACTTGAATCACAATTTGCAATTTACAATCCTAATAAATTAAATTTACAAACTTCTATAGAAAATAAATTTAATAACATACCCCATGATGATTTAAGAAAACCAATCATTTATGAAAATTAAAATATGTATTTATGCTTGATAAAAAATATTTAAAAAAAAGTGTTTTATAAAAAAATATATTTATATATAATATAAAATGATTCCAAATGTTCCATTAGGTCAAAGAAATCCATATACTATATGGTATAATTATGCAGATCAGAATTTATATTTATATAATCAAATCGCACGAAAATATCATTTAGCACGATTACAATACCCAATTCATATTGATCATTAAATTAATCAATTATTCTTCTTTTTTACGATCAAACCAAGGATCCGATTTTTCAAGATTTGTCATTATATCCTTTGTTTCAAAATTATTTACTTCAGCTACTGGTTCACTTGTTGATTCATTTTTTTGAGAATTATTTTTAAGATTATCATAAAATAATTTATCCGATTCATCTACAATATTTCGCAATTCTTCAATATTTTTAGTATTTTCATCTTCTGTATGTTGTGGAATATTTACTCCATTTTGTGCTTTTAATAATTCTTTTTTAGCATGAATCTCTTTCTTAGCTTTTTCAATTCTTTCATTCTTTAATTGATCATATAGATTATCTTTATTATCTAAATTTTCTTTGTATTTTTTAACTAATTCGTTTAATTGTCCTTCTTGATATTCTTGTTCCGGTACAGACTCACATTCTGGATCCCATGGTAACCAATATCCAACCTGTCCAACAAATACATTAAATGAAGGATCTTTTCTTCTAAGAACTTGTGCTCTTATACTCGCTTCTTTGATTGAATCATATACTCCTCTAATTTTAATACCTCTCATTGTAGTTCTATAATTATTTAATTCATAAAATTCATGTTCAATATCTTCATTTTTTGAATATTTCCAATCTTCGTATAATTGATGAACATTTTCATAATTCGGTTTTAATTCTTTATTAAGCATTTTCTCACGAATATCTTGTACGATCTGATTATTATCGTTTATAATATAATCTAGAAATTTTGCTGTAAAAAATAATTCTTTTTGTTTTAATATTTTTTCAGGAGACACAAATGATAAACATACAAAATTTTGACCAGGAATTTTCGGATCAACCTCAAGAAAATCTTCTTTTATTTCTTCACTCATTTAATATAATTATTATATAATTCTTTATCTTTAAGTAAAAATATTTTTAAAAAAAAAAAATAAGTATAATATATAAAATATGGAAATGAATATTTCAGAAATTTTAGAAAGAGCTTTAAAGTATATAATGGAAGGGTTGGCTGTTGGATTAGCATGCTATTTTTTAAAGATAAAAATGGATACAATTATTATAATTGCTATTACTGCTTCTGTTGTTTTAGCAATTCTTGATATGTATTCACCGCAAATATCGCAATCCACACGTATGGGAATCGGTTTTGGTATAGGAAGTCAATTTGCAGGAATAAAACTTATAAAATAGAAATATTTAGAATAAACAGTCAAGATAATTTCCTTTTTGAAATCCTTCGTCGTCATATTGTTCTTGATCACGTTTTTTTTGCATCCATCTTTTATGTTCTTTAACAGAAATAATTCCGTTAGATAGTTTAGTATTCATCACTTCCTTTTCCATTTCTTCCTTTTTAACTTCTTCTTTATATTTTTTATTATCTTTCTCCATTGCTTCTAAGTGTTCAAAATACCTTATATCTGCCTCATCGCTTTTTTTCTCTCTAATAGAACGTATATATGGACAGTCGTATAGAGTATCTTCGGCAGAATCCCACCATTGGTGGGATAAACGTTCCATAAGAAAATTTTTAAATTCTTGCTCTAATCTAGGCGATATATTTTTATCTAGAAAATTTTGATAAAAAGGTGCAAATTTAGCAGGAATATTAGAAGGGGTAGTCATTATGTTGATAAAGACAAAGGGAAAATAATTTTATTTATTAGAAATAAAATTTTTCTAATTATATTTAACTATCATTTTTTTTAAAAAAAAATTGAAATATATTTTATCTTATATTTATTTTATTATATATTATTTAAATAATCTATATTTTTACAACATGAACAGAATTTCAAGAAATGAACGAACATCTATTTTTTTCAATTCTCAACTTACAAAAAAGAAACAAAATATTTTCAATCCAGTATTTAAAAATAAATATGATAAATATAAATTTAAAAATGATCAAAAAAGATATGATACTAATAATTTAATTATTTTTCAAAATTTACAAAGAATTAAATAAATATTTTTAATTAATATTTTAATATCTTTTATTTATAAGATGAATTGTGATCAAACACGAATTAATACTATTGAAAATACATTACAAAACAATCCAGAATCATTATCTAATAATGATTTAATTTATTACTTAAAATGTAAAAGTACTAACGAAGAGTTAGATGAAGAATATTTATTAAAAATTAATAATAGTTATATTTACGAAAATATTTTTGTAAATAAATCAAATTATACCAATATTGTTCCCTTAATAATAGGACTTCTAATTCCTTTTTATTATTTTTATCCCCGTTTTTATAAAATAGGATTTATAGCATGTTCTATAGGATTTATATGTTTATTTGGTTTATATTTATCTATAAATAATTTATATTCATCTTTTTTCAAAAATATTGGTGTATGTTTTTTTGTATTATCCTTTATTATATATGTATTATTTTTTATTATATTAAATAAATTAAATCATATATCCTTATTTTTTATAAGTGCTATTATATCTTATTTAATTATAAATTATATATTAAGAGTATTATTAACATTACCTTTTAAAAATAATAAATATAATCAATATAAAGCAACTTTAAATAGTAAAAATCCATCTACTTATACAGAATATAATGTATTATTAGAAAAAGCATGTTACCTAGTCATAGAAAGATATAAGTTAAAATTACCAAGTGGTGTAATGTTATATACTTATTTATCCGCATTTCAAATTGGAGATAATTCAACAAAATATACAGATTGTATTACAACTATATTTGGACCATTCATATCCATTATAATACTATGGTTAGCAGGATATTTATTATTTTTATTTGAAGATAAAAATTTAGAGAATGAAACTATTAAAATGTTTCCTATTATTGGATTAAATAATGATAAGAATGAATATTTTACATGTCAAGCTAATTATATATTACCTAAAGAATTAAATATGGGATTATTAATTCATGAATGCATTGATGAATATAATTTTGATGAAAATATTTATAAAAAAGTTGAAAAAGCTTTATTTAGAATATCCAAAGAATTATTAACAAAATATAATCCACTATTTCAACAAAATAGCAATATACATAATATAAAACAAAACATAGAGAATAATAAAATTTATATTGATATTCGTAAATTATTAAAAAAAAATAATATTATTGATTCTAATGTTGATAATTATTATGATAAAATAAAAGAAGTGATTCAAAAAGAAAATATTCCATATAAAAATAAAATGGATATGTATGAATTATTACAACATATAAATAATATTTTAATAATTAAAAAAGATATAAATGAAAATTATAATAATGATGATGCATTAGCGAAAGAGGAATTGTTATATGACAAAGATATACCAGATAATATTAAAAAAAGTTTAAATACTATTGTAACAACATACATAAATAATTTTAAAGCAAATCTTGGTATCATAAATAATAAATCAAATCCAAACGATAATACAAAATTATATGGTTATCATTATAATATTGTAACATATTCTTTATTTAGCGATAAAGTAAGAAAAATATCAAATAAATTATTTAAAAAATTATTAAGATTAATATCAACATGGTTATTACTAGCAAAACCAATTGGAAGTTCATGGTTAATAGTAAATTATATATTGATATCTAATACTGGATTTAGAAAAATATTGAGTAACTTAAATAGTAATTTTTTTTTATGGAAATATTTTACAATGGGATATGATAAATTTTATTTAGAAGAATCTTATAAAAAATATAAGGAAAATAAGGATCAAAATAATATTGTTAAAACTGGATTAAATATGGTTTATACAATATTATTATTTATATTTATTTTACCAATAATTTATATGTATAATTCAATAACATTTGGTTTTACATCAAGTCCTTTATGGTATAATTTATTATATCAATTTTTATTTATTATAAATATTATTGGTAATATTATATGTTATCATACTAAAAAATCACATTTAATATTTAATATTATTTTTATAATTGTAAGTATAATAATAATGGTATTAATCACTGCAATATCATATTTTATAGAATCAAAAAAATAAAAAAATATTAATATATATTATTAATATATGACAACTAAAAATAATGTATATAATTATGAATTAACTAAACGTATTGAAATACCGAATGGTGGAGGACCTAATTTACCAAAGATGGGATATTATAACAAAAATACACCTTTAGATGATAAATTAGGAAACCCAAATAACTATTCTTATCCAACATTACAATATAATTTAAATCAAAGTTGTACAAGAACAAATGGATATGATACTAAAACAAAAGAAACAGCTAAAATAAATGATGTGAAAGGAATATATGATCCAGATAGTTCAGACCCAGATGATAAGAAAGTACTTTCATATATACCACCAAATACAGCATCTCTTGATATTCCATATTATTTAGCTATGAGTGGACTTTTAATGTTACCGAACCCGAACAATCAGAGACCAGAATTACCAAAAAATTTAACCCAACAAATTATATCTAAGGTGAATACTATTTGTCAGAAGAAAGGAGCTCGTAAGGATTCTGTTATTCAAGATGATGTTCAAACAATTATAAATCAAATACAATATCCAACGTGTCAATTAACAAAAGAACGTAATAGATATTATGATCCTTCTACTTTTAATATGTTTACAAATACTCCAAGTTTAAAAGATATATTTAATACTTATTCAAGTTTAAAACCATTTTTAGTTTTTATATTTTCAATGACGATATATTTATTACTAAGTGGATTATTTGGATCTATGGATATGGTTACAAATATTTTTAATATTATATCTAATAATAAACTAACAATATGGTATTGGGGAGGTTTATTACTGGGAATTATTATACCTGTAATAATATTAATTGTAGTTTATGCAAATATAATCAAAAAATTTAGAAATTTTGAAAAATATGATATTACAAATAATCCATATGGTGTTAAAAATGATATAACAAAGAATGATCAAAATATTGATTATATGACATTAGTATTATATATTTTTTTGTTATATGCATTAATTGCAGTTTTATTTACGATTAAAAAAAGTTTCTTTGGTTTATATATAAACAATTTATTAATTATAATAGTATTAACAATTATAACAATATTTCTTTATATATTTTATAGTTATTTACCATTTTTAAATTTAACAAATGAGAAAGGAATTTCTAGTAATCAGCCTTTGAAATTATATATCTCAGAACAAGAAACTGAATCTAAAATAAAAACAAATAAAGATGAAGTGAAAGATATGCAATATGCATTTATGGTAACATTTATAATAATGTTTATATTAACAATTATTTATTTTGTTGTAAATACACAAAGTCAACTTTTTAGTGGTTTATTAAGTACTTCTGCCATATTATTTATCCCCTTAATTTGGATATTTAATATTATAATAGCAATTAATTATTTTTATTACTATCCAGTAATATTAATTGTTGTAAGATTTATAAGATACATAATTATGGCTATATTATATATTATAACTGAAAAATATAGTGTAATAAAAGACAATTTTTCAGAAGATTTAGTTGAACAATTAAATAATTTTAAAGATTATACGCCAACTTGGGGTTTAATTGGTATAGATGAAATTAAGCTATTTTTAAATACAATGGGATATAAAAATGAATTTTCATCTTCTATTATTCCAAATAATGAGGTTGGTAAAAATGTATCTCAAAATAAATTTATATCAAGTGGATTTTTAAATTATATTGTTATGTCATTTATAGGAAAAGATAAAAATATAAAAGGCATTATTTACGGTATAGTATTATTTTTCTTAACAATAATTGTATCTGCTATTGTTTTAGCTAGTATTAATCAAATTTAAAATCCTCTACAATTGGTTCCATCTTGATCTAATTTTGGTGTTAATTTATCATTACAGCATCCAAATCGTTTATACAAACAATTATCATGAATATCTAATGTATTCGTTTGGTTATTTTTAATATAAATATTATATCCTATGAAACATATTATAATAATTACAATTATACTTATGATCATATACATTATATTATATCTTCAGATAAAATTTTGATTATATGTAAATTAAAAATATATATTATAAATATATGGAATCTTATTTACAAACAGTACTTTTAGTTATTATAATGATTATAGCAATTATATATTTATATACAATGAATATAAAAGAAAATTTTGAAACATATTCATATGGTCCTTTTAATTATATGGATACTGGATCAGATCCACTAACATTTTATAAATATCCTATTTATAGGAATCCTTATATGTATCCATATAAATTTTATAGTAGTTATCCATATCCATATATGACCAATTATCCTACAAATATTTAATGATCATATTTTATTTAAATAATTAATAATATTATTTACATTTTCATTTATTAAATTTAAATTTTTTTTATTTTTAAACATATTATTTATTAGATAAATAAGTATATTGATTTTTTCAAAATTTAATTGTTCAATATTAAATGTTATCCAATCTAAATTATATAATTCTGTATCATAATTATTAATAGTTATATTATCATAACAATATTGAATAATTTCTCTTTTATCAATTTGAGGAAATTCATAAATTTTAAAATAACGAATAAGATTTAAATCTTTAAATGCAATTGCATTTAAATTTTCTGTGTTAAAAACAATTAAATTACTATTTTGATGAATATTATATAAAATATTTTCTTCATAATGATTAAAAATTCTACCATGATTGATTAAAAAATCATTCACATATAACAATGAATTTTTATTATTTAAAAAAGGTACTTCGTTCATAAATGAATCAAATGTATATTCTTTGAATTTAATATTATTTTGTTCTGAAATAATTTTACAAAGATCCATTTTAAATGGAGTTTTAAAACTATTTAAAATAATCGGATTTTTCATATTATGTTTAATAATATCATTTAAATCAGAGTAAATATTTTTATTTTGTAAAAATTTAGGATATTCATTTAATTTCAATAAACGAGTTGAATGAATAAATACAACAAAAGATAAAAGTACGATTAATTTCATTGTTATATGACTTATATTAATAAATAATATATAAATAATATTCAATGATTTTATTTTTCAATTTTTTTTTATTCAAAATAAAATTGAAAAATAAAATATACATTAAAATATTTACATTATTTTCAAATACAAAAAAATATGGGAGATACGTACAGACTAATTATTGTAAGTTTTTTAAAAGTTAATCTTTTTGACAATGATATTGGAAATCGTGCAATACTTCCTAAAAAGATATTAGATATATATTATGATTATTTAGATTCTGAAAATCCACTTACTTTTCGTATTAAAACGGAAAATAATATCATATATCATATTGGAGTTATTGAATTTACTTGCGGATGATATGATTTATGTTCCTTCATGGATGCTTAAAAAATTACAATTAAATGAAGGAGATATAATAGATTTAAAATATGTTCCTTTAAACCCTTGAAGAATTAAAATGGAACAAAATAAATTTCTTAATTTAGATTATTATGAAACATAAAAGTGAAGATTATAAAATAAGTGCTGTTCAATATTATATTAAAAATAAAGTTAGTATGGATAAAACTTGTAAAATATTTAATTGTAAAAAAATTTCATTAAAAAGGTGGATTAATAGACATAATAGAAAATCAATTTCTTATAAAATTACTAAAGAACATGTAAAATATTCATTAAAATTACTTAAAGATAATGAACAAATTACAATGGAAGAATTAGTAAAAATTAGTTAAAGTTAAATATACCAATTTTAATATTACTCCTCAACATTTAGGTAAAGTTATTAGAGATAATAATAAAACAAGAAAACGAACAAGACACGAACATTTCCCTAAAATTAGATATAATAAAGAAACAAATAAACAAAAAGAATTAGATATTTTTTATAAAGAAGTTAATAAATATTCTATGGATAAAATTATTTGTTTAGATGAAACTTCTATAAAACCATCTATGATTCCTGAATATAGTAGATGTTCATTAGGTAAAAGATGTGTTGTTAAAACAGATAATAGTTATTTTTATAAGTCATTTACTTAGTTGCTATATGTAATTCAAAATATATTGATTATGTTTTATACGAAAAAGGAGGTATGACAAAGGAAAGATTTGTTGATTTTTTGAAAAGTTTTATTTTTTATAAATATAAAAATTATTTACACCCTTGAAGATTTAAAATGGGACAAATAATGAACCAATATTTATTCTTTTTTTATTATAAGTATGACACATAAGAGCGAAGATTATAAAATATCTGCTGTTAAATATTATTTGAATAACAAAGATAATATTAGAAAAACTTGTAAAATCTTTGATTGTAAGAAATCTACATTACAAAGATGGATACAAAGGTATAAAACTTCTAAAAATCTTACAAGAAGAAATAGAAAACCAGTATCTTATAAAATTACTAAACCACAAGTGAAAACTGCGTTAGAATTATTAAAACAAAACGAACAACTTACTATGAATGAATTAGAAATTGAGATGAAAAAGAAATATCCTACATTTGATATTACACCTCAACATTTAGGACAAGTGATAAGAGATAATAATAAAACAAGAAAAAGAACAAGACACGAGCATTTTCCAAAAGAAAGATATAAGAAACCAATTGAGAAGCAAACTGAACTAAATAAATTTTATAATAGGGTTAAACAATTTCCTATGAATAAAATTATTTGTTTAGATGAAACAAGTGTAGGTTCTGCTTTGAAACCAACTTATAGTAGATGTGAATTAGGTAGAAGATGTGTAATAAAAACTTCTAACCAATTTGTTTTTCGTAAATTTACTTTATTAGTAGCAATAAGTAATTCAAAGTGTGTTGGAAAAGAATTATATGAAAAAGGTGGTATGACAAAAGAAAGATTGTTAGAATTTTTAGAAAAATATGTATTTTCAAAATATAAAGACCATCTTATTATTTTAGATAATGCTGGAAGTCATAATAACGAATTAATCAAAAATGCTATAACAAAAAGTGGTAATCATTATTTATTTGCTGTTCCTTATACCCCCAAAACTGATGCGATAGAACAATACTTTAACCAAGTGAAAACATATTTGAAAAAAGATAGAAATGTATCAAATTTTCAAGAATTAGAAAAGAATGTAGAAAAAGCAATTGATAAAGTAAAACCAGAAAATTATAAAAATTACTTTGAATATGCTTATAATTTGAAAGAAGGGTATGAATTAAAAAGGAAATCATCAACAAGACGAAGAAAATTAAAAATTTATAAATAACATACTTAAAATTTATTTATTATTTTAAGTATATTGTAATGCGTCTTAAAAGTGAGTTGTATAAAAAAGAGCAAGAAGATATAGTTGATAAAATTATAAAAATATTGGATTTAGAAAATAAAACAGAATATACACTCTATGAATTAGATAAAAATGAAGAAATCCAAAAACAAATAATAGGACTAATACCTGAAATAAGGAAATATTTTAGTTTTAATGGAATTAAGGCAGTTGGAGAACCGAATAAAATAAAAAGACCTTGGTTGTCAATAATAAAGCATCTAATAAAAATTAAATATAATATGGTTAGTTTAGATTATCATTTCACGGAAGATGGAAATCATATTAGAACACAGAAATATTGTTTTACTCATTTATAATAATTATGCAAAACCTCTATAATAAAGTAATGTTTTTAGAGTTTTTACATTTATTACTTCGAACTCATTTATACAACCTAATTCATTTTTTTCAGCATCTATAACAACATTACTTATAAACTCTAATTTTATTGTAAAATGTAAATTAAAATCATCAGGGTATTCATACACATATGCTTTAAAATCATTATTTTTATATATAAAATCTATTAGATCAGTAGGTAATAAAATAGATAAATTTTCTTGGATTATTTTTTCAATAAATTTGCTATCATCATAATTTTCTACTTTTATAGTTAATTTATATGGTGGTAATATACTTAACATACGAATTTGGTCAGTAAATAAAAACGAATATTTTTCTATCATTATATTTTATACTATTGTGCTTGTAAAAAATAATTTTATTTTAAACGATTGTCTCTTATTAAATTAGCATGTGGATATAAGTTATTATCAATAAACCATTTTGCGTAAAAATATCTACATAATATAAATCCAATAAAAAAAAGTGTTAATATTGTATTAATAATATAATTTTCCATTATTATTAAATATATAAATTTATTTTTATTTTTATATTTATAATCTACCAAAACTTGTAAACAACGCTGGATTTTTATTTTTATCAAAATTTAACATCATTTGTATTTCATCTGAAGTTTTATCATCTTTAATCTCATCCTTCTCTAATTCTTCAGGTAAATGTTGTAATATTTCCCAAGCAATATCATTTAATCTTTTGCGTTCCATTCTTTCACATTTTTCAATCTCTTCTCTTCTTAACTCATATTCATCTATCATTTCATCTGTATCCTTTGCTAAATCATCTTCATCTACTTCAAATTGATGTTCTAGTAAATGATGATAATAATCACTTGTTTCAGCGTCAGTCAAATCAATCATTATACAATTAAAATCTGGATCATCTTCTTTTGACCTTAATAAATTGAATTTTCTATCCCATAATAAATTTCTACCCCTGTCTAAATAATTGATACCTTTTTGTTTTATCATTTCTTTTAATTCATTGTAATAAATAGTCCATTCATTTTCTTCAATCAAATCTTTAAATTTTTCATAGCAACTATCAAAACACTCTTCAGCAGAACTAAAATATCCTAATACTTCTTTTTTTAAATAATTTTTTCGTTCAACAATTAATTTATATTTTAAAACTTTCAAATCAAATGAAACAACACCATATTTTTTCTCATCTTCTTTTGTAAAATATTTTTGATAAACTTGAAGACCATGACTTAAACTCGGCATTCCAGGTAAACTATCCTTTAATCCACTATAAAAGCCATTTTTTAGAAAATCTTCAAAAGTTGGATAAACTTTAACATAAGTTATTTCAGTCATAACAAATCTGGTTTTGCCAAAATCATCATTGAACCACATAATAATATCTCCTTCTTTATAAGTTTGGAAACGATGTTTATGTAATCTTCCTTCACAGGTTTTTAGTCCAAGTAAAATCAAACTAAACCAAGGTTCAGATAAATGCTCTTTGTAAATTGTTTGCGACATATTGTAATTGTTAGTATATTAGAATAAAAAATAGTATTATTTTTATTTCAATTTTTTTTAAAATCATTAAATAAATATAAAAAATATTATAAGTATTTTAATTTAATTAAACAAAGATTTATTTTTTAATTTACTTACTTGAAAGACTACACATTTACTCTATTAGTTTTGCTTCATTTAAAATATCAATATATTTCTCTAATTTGGTGTCTTTAACATTTGCACCAATATAACCGAATAAATAGTTTATTATACCTCTATACGATTTTAATGGACTTTTTGATAAATCGGTTGTAATTTTTTCAAATTCTTCTTCCATATCAAGGTCAATCATAAGTTCCATTAACTCCATAACATGTCCTTCCATCCAACCATTTAATACGTCAGGAGTTTTACCACAATTAATCATTATCATTTTAATTTTTTCTTTTTTATCTTCGTCTAAGAAATCGCTATTATGTATTAGTTTTACTATAATTGAATTGTATAAATCTAAGTTTTCATCAATATAACAAATAATATAAATATAGTAATATATCCAATCGTTATCTATTTGTAATATATATATTTTTTTATCATAACCTTTTGTGTATTCCAAATATTTTTCATTAATTAATAATTCTTTATCATTTTGTAAATCTTCCATTTTATATATATAATTCCAACCTTCTGTTTCATCATTTAGTTTTGGAATATAAATATTGTTTTGAACTATATATTTATAGAGTAGAATAAATTTTGCTGAATCGGTGTTTGACATCGTAGATTGTTAGTATATTGGAATAAAAAATAGTATTATTTTTATTTCAATTTTTTTTTTAAATATTAATAATTTTTATTTGATTTTATAGATAAGTAGATAAGTATTCAATTGCATCTACTTCATTTTGAATTATATTTCCATCACTATCTGGACCAATATTTATTAATAGCTCTCCTCCCAATCTAGTTATTGTATTGTATAATTGATAAATTTGTTCTCCGCTTTTATAATCTTTTTTTGTTTGTTCTTTATTATATCCCCACGAATACCCAATTGTATTTACGTGTTGCCATTTTATATCTAATTTTTCTTTTGGAATATATCTATCTGAAAATACACGATAATCACAACAAGAGTAATCTTCATCTTTTATTCCTAATCTATCATTTATTATTATTCCTTTTGACTTCATATTTAATCCCATATTTTTTATTTTTTGTTGTATTGATTTTTGTGTTATTTTCCAATCTCCATCAAACCACATATATTTTGGGTTATATGATACTAATTCTCTTATTTGTGGCATACAATATTTTTCAAAATATTTTACATTAAATGATTTACCAAATTCAAACCAAGAATAATAAAATCCAAAATCAATATTTTCTTTTTTACATTCATCACTAAATACTTTACAAATATCTATTACTGATTTGTAAGAGTTTGTTTGTGTATTCCATAAACAAACACCATCATGATGTTTAGATGTTAAAATAATATAACTTGCTTTATTTTGTTTAGCAAGCATAACCCATTGCTTTATTTTATTTTCATCATCAACAATCTTATTCATATTATCAAAATAATCTATACCACTAAAATTTTCTTTATGATATTTTTTAGTAAAACTTTGCCCTGAAATTGGTCTAAAATTATTATTATCAATTAAACGCCCATAATACCATTCTGAACCATTTTGAACTCTTCTTTTCTTTGCCGAATTAATATCATCGTACCCATAATATGAATATAATCCATAATGAATAATAATTCCTAAAGTCATTTTTAAAGTTAAATATTTTTTGATTTAATATTTGATAAAAATATATTTTTAATTCAATTTTTTTAAATATTCACCTAAACATTTATGTAGTTGAATTGCTTCTTCTAATGTAATTTCACTCGTCATTTCACTTGTCGGTCCAATCATAGTTATTTTTACTCCATCATTAAATTTGATTATTTCTTTTGTTTTGTAGTTAGTTGCTGTATCTGTATTTCTTTGTATTTTAATTTTAATCTTGTTTCCTATTTCATTTACAAAATTGCTTATTATCATTTATATATAAATGATATAAAATTAATTGTATAATAATATAAAATGAATTATTTTCAAAAAGTAATAATAAAATCAAATAATAAATTATTTAGAACTACATGGAGACAAAATGGCGAAGATATAACAATTTATTCATCAAATGATGAGATTATTTTATACAGAAAATTCAATTCATATACAAATGATAATATTGAGTTATATTTTGAAACAGATATTAATAGTTATAATATATCTTTTCAAATCAGTAATATTTATAAATTTGAAATTAAATTAATGTTATTATTTAATAAAAAAGATTTTAATTTATATATTGATGACGAATTTATTAAATGACATATTTATTATAAAAAAATTGAATTAAAAAATTATAGATATAAAGATAAGAGATAATAATAATCTACAATTAAATGACAGAACTAGAACCAGAAATAGAACCATACAATTCATTTCCATTAGGAAAAATTACAAAATTAGAAAAAGATTTTAATAACTTACAAAATAAATTCAAAGAAAGCGTTAAATTAACTGAGAATTGTTTGACTAGTTTTATTAACGAAACAATTAAAAATAAAATTAACGAAACGATAACAGAGACAATTAATGAATTAACATTAACAACTACAAAACTAAGACAATTTAGTGGTATAATTGGTCTTGAATATACAATTAAAGACGAAGATGGTAATCTAATAACTAAATTATGGAGTTATGAAGATGTAAAAGAATTAGTTAAAAAATGGATAAGACAAAGGATGGTAGATAAAAAAACAAATTTATGTGTTTTGTTATCAAATGTAGAAACTTTAATGTATTGTTATGAAGAAAATGTTGTTGAAGAACCATCAATAAGAGTTTATGGAGAAATTGTTAGACCAAATGCTGATATTCCTGATGAAGAAATAAAAAAAACATTACTTGAATTATTTACTTATTTGAAAAAAGAGTTAAAACAATATAGTGTAAGATTTAATTTTCAAGGTTACAATGAAAATGTATCAATTAGGATTAGTTAATTGACTTCATGATATACTATCTCTATCTCCCACTCTTTATACACTTCATTATATGACGATTTTAATTCAATATATTCCGAAAAATCTTTTTCTTTATTTTTTAAATTTTCAACATTAAGAGAACACCATACTTCTTCTGTAACTTTATTAATTTCTGTGCAACTATAAAATTCACCTAAAGGATACTTTAACAAAGGACTACTACAATAACTTACTTTTGGAATTTTAAAAATATACACACAAACGCTTTCATCTTTTAAAACCTTTTTTGCTTCTCGTAAAGTTATATAACCTGCTGTTTGACCTGTATGACCACCATCAGGATTTGTTATAATTATATATTGAGATGGAGGTTCTAAATCACCTAATAATTTCTTTTTACTCATATTATTATTTATAAATAAATATATTTATATAAAATTTATTTCAATTTTATTTGAAATAAATTATATTTAGCGAAAAATACTTAAAATAAAAATATTAAGGAATATTATAAGGGATGGAAATAAAAGAAAAACCACCTGACGACTTTTTCAAAGGAATTAAAACATCCTTAAAAAGTGTCTTGAAACATCCTGACATTAATTTACCTAAAATTACAAATGCCGTAATTAAGTGTAATAAAATTATTATTCAAACTATGATGTTTATGAAACTTTTTTTGTTAGACCATTATGATAAGAATAATACATTACCAGTTATTAATGATGAATTCATTAACTCTTGTATGAAAATCTTATGTAATGAAAAAGCATCTGGAAGACCACCAAAGAAAGAA